CGTCGTCCGAGATGAGTGTGCCGGGCGCGCCATTCAAGTCGGAGTAGAGGCCGAACCGAACGACCGAGCCAGCACCGCCAGCAGCCGTGATCTCGACCGATGCGCGATCGATCGACGCGCCGTAGGGGACGTATACGGCGGTCGCGTATGACCGACTGAGAGTCATCGCGAGAGTGCCGACGGCGGTGGTGCCGACTGGGTTCCGCACATAGGTTCCCGTTTGCCACCGCATCGGCGGGACGCCGATCATCGACTGATCGACGGTCTCGAGGACCGACGCGGCCGTGTAGCCCTTCGCCTGCATCGCGAGGAGGAAGTCTTGCTCGGCGGTCGAACTCCCGCCGTAGAAGCGGTACCGATAGGCATTGAGAGCCATGATTAGTCCTCGATCTTGGGAGCGGGTTTCTTCGCCGCGGCCTTCTTGGCCGGGGCCTTCTTCACGGACTGCGGAGCCTCAGTCTCGGACGCAGGGATGGCGACGAGCCATCCTCGGTCGACGAGTTGGTAGGCGTTGCGCCAGCCCGTCACGTCGACGATCTCTCCGGCGGGGAGACGCTTGTCTCCAGCGGTGAATGCCTTGCGAACTCGGTGCGGTCCAATTGGTGCAGTGGTCACGGTGGACACTCCTTGAGAATGCGAACGGCCCCCGTCCCAGACTCGAGGTCCGAGGCCGGGGGCCGGTCAGGGGGAAACGGATCAGGCGACAGCAGTGGCGAAGTACACGCCGAGGTCGGCAGCGACGAGCTTGTTGGCGAATGCAACTTCGCCCTCGATGCGGTCGGCCTTGAGATGCTCCATGCGGATGCGGCTCACACCGATGTTCGCACCGAGACCACCCGAAACACCGTTCCAAGCGAAGGTGTAGCCAGCGCTCGGGGTCATGAGGCCCGGGGTCGGAGCCGAGTAGGTGAGCAGCGCGGCCTTGCCATAGGCGAACGAGTAAGCGGCGGTCGCGCCTTCGTTGTTCGTGGCCTTCACGGCCTTCGCCACGAGCACGCGCTCGACATCAAACAGGCGGGCCATGATGTCGGTCGTGATCGTGTTGCTCGAGGTGTACTTGATGCGATCCACGAGGTCCGGGTGGTTGCGGAGTTTGCGGTAGGCCTGATAGCCGAGGACGAGCGTGTTCGGCATGAACCCGGTCGAGCCGAGGATGGTCTCCTTCGCCTTCTCGACGTCCTCCAGCGGGTCGCTGTTGGCAAAGTCGCTCCACTGGGTGAAGTTGTCACCGGTGGGCGAGGTGCTCGAGACGCCGGTGAGGTCCTTGCCCCAGATCGAGGTCGCGAAGTAGTCGGTCACGAACTGGATCTCCTGACGGAGAAGCAGACGGGAGGTGACGAACTCGGTGGCCTCACGGTCAGGCACGAGCGGGGTGTCGGAGTTGGCGCGAACCTGATCGCCGATGTCTTTGTGGAATGCCCAGACATCGCACGCATACGAATCGGTCGAGAGGTTGTAGCCGCTGCCAGCGGACTCGGTGCCGTCGGCACGACGCTGGGCTTCGTCGCGGAACCAATCGTTTTTCGTATACACGAAGAACTTGTTGGACTTTTTGTCGACCGGGACGATCGGGAAGACCTTCGAGGCGACGAAGTTGTCTACGCTCTGCATATACGCGACCGAGATGTTCGTCAGCGGCGCGTCGATGTGGGTCTGGTACAGGGTAGGCTGAGGCATGACTGACTCCTAGATCAGGCGCCGCGAGCAGCGGACGCGCACGAGACGACGGCGGGGACGAGGTCGCCAGCTGCGCCGGTCTGGAGGACCGTGCCGACGAGGTACTTCGTGGTATCTGTGCCGGGGACGTAAGGCACTGCGCGGCCGGTCGTGATGACTGTGCCGACGCGGTCTCCGACGGTGACGCCGCCGGTGCCGACCTTGAGCTTGGTCCCACCCTCTACGACGATCGAGGCTTCCTTGCCCGAGACGGGCTGGTTCTGGAGGACGCCGATCGGCTTGTCGGTGACCGCGGTGCAGAGGGCGGCCTTGCCGTTGGAGTCGAGCTTGACGAAGCAGTACTGCGAGGCGCTCAGGTCAGCGGCGGCTTCAAGGGTGATCCGGAGGGAATAGTTGGAGATTTCGTATGCCATGATCTAGGCACCTTTCTCTTGGAGGTGGCGAACGTAGAGTTCGGGGTTCTGCTCGGCGACGGTCACGAAGGCCGCCTCGAAGGTGGTGCCGTTAGCCTCAGCTGCGCTCTTGGCGAGGGAGGCGAGGGACTCGTAGGCGTCGGAGCCTTCCGGGCGTCCGGCCTTGCCGATCTCGGCGAAGATGCCAGCGCTCTCGGCCTGTGCGTTCGCGGCTTCGAGAACGGTCTCGATCGCCTTGGCAAGGTCGCCGTCGATGTCGGCGAGCTTGCGGAGTGCGGGGCCGACCTCATTGGCGTCGAGGGCGAGAGACTGCCACGAGGCGGCCTTGGCGATCGATGCCTCGTCGGCGCGAGCGGCGCGCTCCTTGAGCAGTTCACCCTCGAAGGTCGCGGCCTTGGAGATGGCGGCGGCGGCGGCGGCGCGCTCGTCGACGATCATCTTGCGGACGGACTCGGGGACGCTCTTGAGGAGGTCGTCCTCGGTCGGCTCGGGTTCCGGCTCGGGGGAGATGGTGGCCTCGAGTTCGGCGATGCGCTCGAGGGCCTTGGCGAGTTCGGACTCGAAGTCGATCTCGG